GGCTCCGGGTCGGTACCGGCCTTGATCACCTCATCCGCAAGCAACGCCTCGATCTCGGCGTCCTCGAAACCCGTCAAGGCAAGGTCGTAGCCCGCCTCGGACAGGTCGGCCAACTCCAGAGCCAGCATCGCCTCGTCCCAGCCCGCATCGAGCGCCAGCCGGTTGTCGGCGATCACCAGCGCGCGTTTCTGTGCGACGGTCAGATGGGCAAGTTCGATCACCGGCACGTGATCCAGTCCGAGCTTGCGGGCAGCGGCCAGACGTCCGTGCCCTGCGATGATGCCGTTGTCGCCATCGATCAGGATCGGGTTCGTCCAGCCGTACTCGACGATGCTGGCCGCGATCTTGGCGATCTGGGCGTCATGGTGCGTGCGCGGATTGCGGGCGTAGGGAATCAGCGCCTCGACCTTGCGGTACTCGACGTTGAGCGTGTTCAAAGGGCAAGTCCAAAAGCAAAACCCGCCAAGCGCTGCCGCCGGGCGGGTTGGGTGAATGAAGATTCTGGTGGGGTGGTAACTGTGCGCCGGGGTGGTAACCGGGGCCGGTAACCCGGCCGGGTGGTAACCTGTTTTTGCGCCCTGACGCTATCGAAGCGCCGCGCTCGTGCCCCCCGCATGGGAGTTTGGCCAGGAAGGACCCGTTTTTCCTTGGGCCGCTTCGCTTGCCGTCACCGCTGTTCAGAAGATAGCTGAAATACTACCCACGACTGGGCTGTTTTGTTGCATTCCTGCAGAGCCTCAAAACGGACAAACAGGGCAAAGTGAGGACAAACGCAGTAAGCATTACCCTAAATTGCCTACGTTTTTGGAGGCGGATTGTCAATCCATGCTGCGCGTGGCCTGTTCACTGTGCGCGCAGCGTGACATTCCTGCGTTGAGCTGGTCAGCCACCGTCTGCAACGCCTTCTGCCACCGCCGCCACGCCGTCGTCCGGTCGCAGGCAAAGCGGATGGTGATGTCCCGCCAGCCATAACGTTTCGCCCGCATCCATACCAGATGTCGCTGCTCGACTTCCAGGCATTGCACCCACTGCATCGTTTCCAGCATCCGGTCGATGGCATCCGGGCTTGGCGGAAACGGACGGTACACCTTCTCATCTGCGGCAAATGACTCCCACTCCTTGCGCACGATGGCAGGCCAGCAATTGAAATAGCCTTGCACACGTACCGGAGGTAAGCGTCGTCCAGTACTGGCAGCCTCCTCGAAGCGCGCGGCCACGTATTCAATAGTCCATGCGTTGCGACGGTTAACCATGACGTCGTCCTCCTGTACCGTAGAGACGTTCACCGATCTGGCGCACCAGTTCACGCTCCATCCAATCCAGACGTTCGTCATCGGCATTGACGACGAGGATATGCTGGTCGCGCCATCCGCGTTGCTTGATAACGTCTACGTCCTGAACGTCAGGCTGCAGCCGTCCCAGTGGGCAACGGTATTGGGGTGTTGGCACTTTCATCTCACACCTCCGGTTCCAGTGCGTGCTGGGCGATGGCCCAGTTCAGCAGGGCCAGAGCATCAGCTTCGTTGTCATCGACTGGGTCATAGCCACGCGCACGGATCGCCATAATCACGTCCGCCTTGCCCGCATTGCCCTTGCCGGTGGCGTGCTTCTTGATCGTGCCCACGGGCACGCCCTGGTACGGGATCTGGTGGTGCTCGCACCACGCCGTAAGCGTGGCCAGGAGGCCACCGTACACGTGCGCAGCATCCACGCCAACGTGGCGTCGAACCTCCTCAAAGTACAAAAACTGAATTTCAGAAACCGATTCCTGAACTTCAGAAATCCAGCGACGGAATCGCAAATAGCGCATGCCGCCGCCTTCGAAGCGTTGCGGGCGGAAGCTCTCGCTGCCGCTGGTGATGTGGCCCGTGCGGTCGCGCAGTGCCCATCCGGTGGTGGTACCCAGATCAAGGGCGAGGATGGTCGTGGTCATGGTGTCAGTCCTTATCCGATGTGGATCTGACGCAGCTGACACGGACTATCGAAACTCGCCATGAGGCGCGCGCACGCGCGCACGCGTAGGACTTACGACAAACTGCGTCAGCTGCGTCAGACTGGATGGTTTTCATGGGCTCAGTCGTCCGCGTAAGGGGTGTAGGCTGGGGTCGGCGGATGCTTCAAACCAATGCCTTGAAACCCGCGCACGCCCATGCCGTTGCGCCATTTCTCCAGCCCACGCGTGATGAGCAGATCGGAGAAACGTCGCTGTGCGCCGACAAACTCTCCAGAAGCTTCTGCCCATTGCCTCCAGTCGTTGAACAGCTCCGCCGTCAGCGACTTGGCGTTGGGCTCGCGCACACAGCGCTCATCGAGCCAGCGGCCCAGCGCGTCCTCGGCTTCGAAATACTCCTCGGTAGCCTCCACTACGCGCTGGGGCGGATCGAGCCGTCCGAGGCGCTGCCAGTCCAGACAGCCCTGCACGGCCCACGCGAGGATGCCGTCACGTTCGGCCAGGAGCTTCTGCTGGAGATTCTTGTCACGACGCTCGGGCGGGACGGTGATCGTGAAAGGGATCAGGTGCAGCCGCCGCTTCATCGCCTCGTCGATGTTGCGGATGGCGGGCTTGTGATTGCCGGCGACGAACAGCTTGAACTGCGGGTAGAACTCGAAGAAGTCCTGGCGCATGAAGCGTGCGGAAATCTTGTCGCCGCCGGTCAGACTCTTGACCTTGGACTCGGCCCAGCGCTTGCCCTGTTCGGTCTCGATGGCCGCGACGAACCGTGCGCCGCGAAGTCCCGCCATGTCGGTCGGGTGGCGGTCGGTACGCGTTTCCATGAAGGTGTCCATGGGCGCATTGGTGGCGTAGTCCCCCAGGATGGTGGCCAGGGTGTTGACGAACACCGACTTGCCGTTTGCGCCGGTGCCGTACAGGAAGAACAGCGCGTGCTCTTGCGTTGACCCGGTCAAGGCGTAGCCGACCATCCGTTGCAGGTAGGCTTGCAGTTCGGCGTCGCCGCCCGTGACCTCGTCGATGAACTGCCTCCAGGTCGGGCAGTCGCCGCCCGGTGTGGCCGTGGTGATCTTGGTCATGCGGTCGGCGCGCTCGTGCGGGCGCATCCGACCTGTCTTGAGATCGACCACACCGCCCGGCGTGTTGAGCAGCCAGGGGTCGGCGTCCCACTCGGCCGTGGTCGCGGCATGGCGTCGATCCGAGCGGGCCAGCCGTTCCACGCCGCCCACGGTGCCGGAGGTGGCGAGCTTCGCAGCCACTTTGGGGTTGTCGGCGCGCACCGCCATCTGGCGGCACACACTGCGGATCAAGTCGGTGGCCGCCAGCGTCTCCTCGTGACGCCAGCGCCGCCCATCCCACACCAGCCAGCGCCCCCACGGGGCGACGTAGCGCCAGTCGCGGTGGTAGCGCCGGGTGAAGGCCAGCGCCAGCGCGTCCTCAGTGCCCCAGACGGACTCGTCGCTGCTGACCACCGGCTCGTCGGCATCGGCCACGTCGTGCATCTGCACGCGCGGGCCGTGGGTAAGGAAGGTGGCGACATCGAAGCCTTCGGCCATGGCGTCCGCCGCGTCCCAGCCTTCGGCGGCCTCCTCGGGCGGGTACAGGATGTGGCAGGACTTGGCACCGGCGGACAGGATGGCCTGCGCCGCTTGCACCGCGTACTCCCAGCCCGGCTTGTCGCGGTCGGGCCAGATCAGCACCGCTTTGTCCTTGAGCGGCGACCAGTCGGTCTTCTCGACTGGGGCGTTCGCGCCGTGCATCGCCGTGGTCGCCACGATGCCGGCATCAATCAAGGCCTGCGCGCACTTCTCGCCTTCGACGAGCACCACCTGCGCTGCCGTCGCCAGCCCCGGCTGGTTGTAGAGGGGGCGCGGCTCGGGCGCGGCCATCTTGCGGCGCTTGGCGTCCCACGGGCGGAATTCTTTTTTGCGGCCGGGCGGGTCGTAGCGGTAGACGCAGGCGATCAGATGGCCTTGTGCGTCGAGATAGTCCCACTTGGCGGTGGTGGGGCCGAGGTCGTCGACCGGGGCATCCTTGCGGCACTGGCGCGTCGGTCTGGCGGGTGCACGACCGACGAGCTCCTCGGCCAGATCGAGGACGCGGGCGAACTCGCCGTGTACGTCCACGCCGAAGTAGGCCGCAATGAGGTGGAACACATCGCCGCCGTCGCCCGTGGCGCGGTCGGTCCAGAGGCCCGCTTTGTCGCCTTCGAGAACGACTTCGAGACTGTCGCCCTGGCTGCCGAGCACGTCACCGACGACGAACTTGCCGCGGCGCTTCTTGCCGGCGGGGAACAGGGTGAACAGCACCGATTCGAGCTGGGCCAACAACGCGGCACGGATTTGATCGCGCTCGACATCGAGGCTGCGCTCGGGGGCAGGAGCAACGTCGTTGAAGTCGATCATTTGCTCCCCCCGACGTCACCGGGTTGCGAAGCATTCCGCCGCTGCGCATCGGCGCTGCGGGACGCCCAAGCAGACAGTTCAGACAGCCGGTACCGAACGAGCCCGCCCAGGAGGTAGTGCGGAATGCGGTACTTGCTGCGCATCGCCGGATCGGCGAACCAGTAATACGGCAGGCGCAGTGCGGCAGCGGCCTGCTTGGCGTCGATCATCGGCTCGACCGCCGTGATGGCATCGGGCTGGGTCCTCATGCTTGCGTCCTCCAGCACCGGTCCTGCCACGGGCACATCCGGCATTCGAAGTGGGTGGGTTCGGAGAACGAGCGCGGCAGCAGCTCGCCGACCTCGGTCGCGGAGATGACCTTCACGGCGCGGTCGGACATGCGCTGCGCGAGCTCAGCGTCGAAGGGCACGAGCTCGGCGTAGATCTCCATCGTGTCGGCGTTGATCGCCGTGAAGAGCGCCGGGTGCTCATGCAGTTCGAGATAGGCCTGGTAGAGCGCGACCTGCGCGGCGTAGATCGGCTTGGCGACCACCAGCCGGTTCTTCACCAGCTCGCGCCAGGACTTCTCGCCCAGGCACTTGTTCTCCCACAGCGCCGGGTAGCCGAAGCCCTCGGGG